AGTAAGTACCTAACATATCAAAGCTTTCTAACTATTTAGAATGTTCCGAACGGATTGCCCTCTGAGAAGTCTAAAATTGCATCAGCCTCTGATTCAAAGTTTGCATTATCATTATATTGATTTGCTTTGAACTCATCATTTGGATAACTGTTTGGTTGATCATAACTCACAGATTCAATGATATAAACTGCACCAGACTCATCACCTGTAATTCTCTCACCAACTTGGAATTCCATTGCAGTCAGCATACTCACATCAAGAGTTCGAGAACTTGCATCCCACACTTTTACTCTTGCAGTTTCGCCAGAACTTGATGATACTTGAACAGTTTCATTAAAGATATAGTTACCATCTGCAATTGTTGATGCAACACCAATTGAGATTGTTGGTGCAACAGTATATCCAGCACCAGCGTTACTGATTCGGACAGATCGAATCGTTCCACCCACCATGACTGCTTCCGCAGTTGCATCTGTTCCTCCTGATGGCGCGGTAGAAATTGATACATTTGGAGTTGTGGTGTAACCTGATCCACCAGACGTAATGGTAACAATACCTACAGAACCTAGAGATGTAATGCCAGCGGTTGCTATACCAGTGCCTGGCACCGTTATAGTTGGTATTCCGATATATCCACTGCCAGGATTGATTAAAAGAATTCTGTCAATAGATTTAGCAGTTGCGATACCAGATCTCTCTGTCATAATTGCAACAGCAGTCGCATCCGTTCCAACTGATGTCGTGATACCTATTGTTGGTGCTGCGGCATATCCAAATCCATCATTTTGTAAGAATATTTGTTGAACTGCACCAAATGCTAGAGTTGTGGTTGCAGTCGCAGTGCTACCAATACCAGCAAGAATTAACCTTGCAGAATAACCATCTGTCTGAACAACCTTGTCAATTTTCTCAATATTGGTATCAATGACTTCATCTTCATATTCAAAGACTTCACATGTAAGTTGATATGTGTAATTTTTTCTTAACTGATAGTTTGGTTTTTCAAATTCAACATATTTAATTTCAAATAATTTTTTACCTAAAGGTGCAAAAATTAAATCACCTTCTCTTGGACGATTAGATATTTCATAATCATCTTCCTGTTGTTCTAGAAAAGGTGCGACTGACTCTTCAAATCTCTCTCTTGATATCACAAATGTAGCTTCTGTGGTAACTCGAATACCAAATTTTGTCAATATATCTCCCTGTCCAGCATATCCATCAACATTCATGAGATATGCTTCGAGAGGAAATGCCTGATCAAATCTTGATTCAGTCACCTCTCTCATAATGGTTCTGGATGTCATCAACTTTCTAGGAATGTAATGACACTCCTGTCCGTACATTCTTAACTGTTCATTAATTAAGTCTTGTACTAAACCTTGTTCTGACT